TGATTTTATTGAAAATAAAGGACCCGGACGACTATTATCGTGGCAATGCTTCTGGACAAATAACGTAATAAAGAATCCGTCTAATTTCAAAATAATAACACTGACTAACAATGGTTACAAAGAGCTAACTGAAAATCTACTGCTTTCAATGAAGCGTATAGGCATAATGCATACCTTGAAAATATATTGTTTAGATAATGATTGTTATAGATATTTCAATAACAATTACCCTTATAATGAGGTTGAATTGATTAACGACGTGGATTCGACCTTTTCTAATTGGATAGAATACAAAGCACCACAAAGTCAGGATATACCGGGTAAAAAACTCTGGGCTGCAGTAACTAAATATAAAATAATCGTTATTAACTATGAGTTAACATCTGGAAACGATGTAGTATTTATTGACGGCGATATAGTAATTAACGAATCATTCATTAAAGATCTTTACAACAACATTGGAGACAATGACTTACTTATTCAAAATGACAACGCCGAACGAGGCGGAAAAGATTGTATGTGTACCGGTTTCTTTTTGATGAAATCTAATGAAAAAACACTAGAATGCACGAATATTAATAATATTAATATGGACGAATTTTTAAATGATCAGCAGTATCTAAGGTGGGCTGCAATTAAATATAATCTATCTCATAAATTCTTAGACTTAGAGTTATATCCAAATGGCAAATACTACAGAACATATAAACCAAATTCTAATATTATCCATTTCAATTATGATTCAGGAGAAGCTAAAATTAGACGTATGAAACAGTTTAATTATTACTACATACAAAATAACTATGTCAATATTACCTTTAAAGAATGGTTAAACCTAAACATCAATAAGGACGACATAATTATCAATTCTTCAGTCCAAGACTGTAGCGACCGATTAACAAATATACCAATAGGTGTTCAACATGACTTCTTGAAGTATTTTAATACACATAAAAGTATTAATAATTTCATAAACAATAGCGACATAAATACTAAATTATGTTTATCGTCTTTTTCCAGAAATACTGATAGAAACAGGCGTGAAAAACATTGTATAAACAGAAATACTATATCTAGTACTGTCGACGCTTATACGTTTGTAACAAAACAGCGGTTTAGTTGTGACGACTATTTTAATTCTATAGGAAAATATAAATTTGTTATATCACCAGAAGGAAACGGCATTGATACTCATCGCCATTGGGAAACGTTATATTCAAAAGGTATACCCATAATAGAGGATAATGACGAAATGAGGAAAAAGTTGGAAGGATTACCTGTATTGTGGACTAAAGATTACACCGAATTAACCGAAGAATATCTTGAAGAAAAATACAAAGAAATATTAGAAACAAAGTATGATTTCTCATACTTATTCTTATCGTTTTACGGTGACAAACTAAAAGACGAGATATATCAGAGATCGAAATTTTGGTGCTTCAAAAAAAATCTTGGCGACTTTTTCAACGAATACTATAAAACCATTAACTTTAATACTCCTATCATACCTGAAGTTATTCATAACAATAATCATAGAAATAATAATAACGTTTTATATTACGCTCTTAGAGATGGCGACGGAATACCTTTAGATAAAAAACTTTATGACTTATTTAATAAAGAGAACGGCGTCTTTATTGACGTAGGTGCACATGATGGTATTATACAAAGTAACACATTATATCTTGAAAAACACAAAAAATGGAACGGTATATGCATTACACCAAATAAAGATAAATATTTCGAGTGTATCAAAAATAGACCTAATTCAATATCTCAACAATACGCTTGTGTAGAACCCACATACAACGCTAACACAATACAGGGCGACTTTTGGAAATTGTCCGGTTCAAGAGCCGGGATCAAAAATAATACCCAAAGAGTAGAACACGCCCCATCTTCAACACTAACGAATATTTTAGACTTAAATAATGTCGATTTCAATGTTAAATACAAAAAAAATCTATTAACCGATATAGACTTCATTAAGATTGATACTTCTACGCAAGAATACGAAGTCCTTCTTGGTCTCGATTTAAACAAATATAAACCAAAATATTTACTTATCGAAATACTTAAAGACGATTATGATAAAATCGTTCAATACTTAAAAGACCATGATTACAGTTTGGTCTCTAATTTCAGTAACTACAACAAGACTAATCATAGGCGATGGGACGGAACACATAACGACTACTTATTCAAAAGCGCCAACCCTATCACGACAAATGAAGGTATTACTCTAACAATTGAAGATATACCACCTCCACCGCTTAAATCGTTTGCACAAATTAATCAAGACATTAATGTGCTTGATTTCTATGAAAGAAAAACTGGCGGATTTTTCGTTGATGTAGGAGCGTATGACGGCGTCAAATTCTCTAATACTTTACTACTTGAAAAAGATTTCAAATGGAATGGTATTTGCATTGAACCTGGTAAACGATTTTTTCAAAGACTTACAGAAAATAGAACGGCTACCTGCATAGAGAAAGCCGTTTTTGATAAATCCGATTTAGAACTAGATTTTCTAGATTGTGGTGACGACGATGAGACTGGATCAATGTTATCCGGTTTAATTACAAAAACTATATGTAATAGAACCATAAGCTCATTCAAAGAAACATATAAAGTTAAAACAAAAACCTTAACTGATATACTAAAAGAAAACAATGCACCAAAATTTATTGAGTACCTTTCTATAGATGTTGAAGGCGCAGAACCTAACGTTCTTAGAAGCATAGATTTTAAAGAATACACCTTCGGCTATATAAGCGTCGAATTCAACAATAGCGGTTACATGAAGAAAGTTATTGACGATATTCTACTAGAAAATGGGTATATTTTTAAACAATTTAACGAATTTGACATTGATTATATTCATAATTCTCTTTCAAGTTAAACATAGTTATTAATTATGTTAGAATATAAATATATGGAAAACCTGCACATATTTATATGTCATTACAATCCTTTAACCGAAAGAAAGAAGTATATACTCGACGAATTAAATAAAAAAATAGGAAATTTACTGATCAAAGAGCTTGAGTGCGAATTTGATAGTAATGTTAAAGAATACAAGTATGAAGGATTTGATGAAAACAAAACCATTAATTATGTTTATTTTATTAGAAAATATGACCGAGAGCATTTAACCAAAGAAATTAAAGATAATATGTTTCTATCGTGTCAGGATAATAAAAATAATATCCGATTGGAATATTTATCTGTTAATAATTATCAGTCCAATCCAGTAACATATGAAAACTTTAAATCTAAATACAAACATAGCTTATGTGAAAGAGGTAGAAAACCTGCCGAAGAATCACTTGCTTTAAAACATTATGAAGCAATCAGATTAATCGCTAACATGGATATCAGTTTTGGTTTGATTATCGAAGACGATTGTAAATTAACCGATAAATTTAAAGAAAAATTAGATTCAAAAATGAAGGAATTTCCTGAAAATTGGGATATTTACTTTCCAAATAGTTGCCCTAACCCTGGTTTTAGAACTAAAGGAGGAATGACGCAGATTAATAACACTAGAAAAATATATATTAAAAATCATCCTTCATCTGTGTTTGGCGTTTCATACTTTATTAGCAAAACTAGTGCAAAAAAATTATGTGATGAAATAGAAACTAATAAATTATGGTTAGCAATAGACCATGAATTTAATTGGTTATTTTATAAACTGCAATTTAATGTTATATGGAATTGGGAATCACCAAGACTCACTTTTTGGGGAGAAAGCGGTTTCAAATCTTCGCTACTTTAATCTCTTCGCCCATATAGGCCAAGTCTTCGACTCCGGTAAATGGCTCAACGTCTCGTCTTTCAGAACTATTGATCCATGTATCTTTCTTATCACGCTCATTATGCTCTGGTCATGTCTTGAATCCTTAAATCCTGAATGTTGATTTTTTTTATTGTCTACACACCCATATTCATTTGTAAATAATTTATTATCATAATCCAATACTTTGTATGCTTCTTCTATAATTTTTAATAAATGTGGTTTCTTTTGCATTATTAATATTCCTCCTAAATATTGCCCACTATTCGCTACATCAGATTTTAGATCCACATTAAAATATTTAAACACATTACTCGTAGTCCAATTTATTTCTTTATGGTCCATTTGAAATGATATAATTCCGTATTCACACTTATTCAACATATCAAAATATTCTAAAAGTCTTTTTTTACCTTCTTTATTAATAACACACCCAGCATCCAGGTATACTAAATAGTCTCCATCTTTTAGTTGAGTTAATTTCTCCTTTATTATATCTAATTTCCATATCCAAAATCCTCCACCATGTGCTTTATTCAACACTTCTTTATGTTTTTCTTTAAATCCCAATGATATATTTTTTTCATCAAACACGTCGACACTGTCAAAAAACTGTAGCGCTTCCACTTCTTTGGCTAACCTAAACTTACTATGCGAATATCTGTTTGTACCGTATGTAATGAAATGTTTTTTCATTATATACTCTAATTATTCTTTTTAATCATTCTGTGACTAAACGTATAAGATTTACTTCCTCCTGTATACATTATCGATAATTCTACATACTTTCCAGTAGTCAAATATTTATCCACATATTTACTAATATGCTGACTATCTGTATCATCTATAATTATAATACCACCGATTTTAACTAACATGTCTGCGTTTTCAAAATCATTCTTAATACAATCTTCGGAATGACCGCCATCTATATGTACTACATCAAAGGTGCCACATTGTTCTAAATTACCTTTTATCCACTCCGGAATCTGTGTTATTGAATTTCCTACTACCATTTCAAATTTAACGTCATCAAACTCCTTTTTAATATACTCTAAACATGGCTTTGTGTATACATGCCTACATATATCAAATATAAGGAATTCTAAATTCACGGAATATTCACGAGCCAACAATAATAATAATGCCGAATGACCTGCGTTAAATCCTATCTCACACACTTTCTTATTCAATAAGGTACCACACCAAAACAAATTTATCTGCTTATTAATAAACAAGTCGTGACGAACCAGTTTATCTCCTTCATTCCATCTACCCGGACTTTGATGATGATAGAAAGCATTCCCTTCTAAAGGAACCTTACATTCATATATTATTTTTTCAAGATTACTTAAATGCTCCTCCAAAACTGCCTCCTTTTCACTATATATTTTACTATACTTGTCTCCATCCATTTAATAATAAAATCGTTATTACTTAAAGTATTTTAGGCTCAATTAATATATAATGCTTAAAATACAATTTATAAATTGGTGGTCTAATGGAAAAGACGATTTTTTCAAAAAGTTCATAGAGAATTATATGAAAATAGAAACCGTAGTAGTTGATCACCAACCTGACATCTTATTTTTCTCTGTATTTCATAAAATATCTCCACATCAATATGTTAAAAACAATCCCAGTGTTAAATTAAAAATTTTCTTTACAGGCGAAGATACTACCAGTGGTTACAGCCGAGGTTGTGGAAGCGATCATTACTATCTTAACTTTGCAGATATTTCGCTGGGATTCAAAAATCTCGACCATCCTAATTATATTCGTTTTCCTCTTTGGCTAACTTACATTAATATTGAAAAATACAATATGGGAAAACCATGCCTACCTTTTCAAAAGATTGCTAATTTTAAACCTAATAATCAAGGGAAATTTTGCTGTATAATATCTAATCATGATTCAAATAATACCAGAACTAATATTGTTCAATCTTTATCTAATTATGAAATAATATCTGTAGCAGGAAATATTAAAAATAATTTTAAAAATATTGCAAAAATCCATAATATTAGTGCGGGAAAAAATGAATATAATAAACAACTTTGTTTAAATGGTTTTAAATTCAACATATGCAGCGAAAGCAGTATATCACCCGGTTACATTAGTGAAAAACTATTTGAATGTATTATCGGTGGATGTATACCTATTTATTATTGTAACCATGATGTCGATATTGAATCTGAAATAATAAATAATAATTTTATTATTAAATATAATAACAATAATGTCGAAACTGTTGCAAAAAAAATTTTAGAAATTAATAATAACAAAAAACTATATGATGAATTTGTTAATCAAAATATATTAAATAATAATGCTTATGATAATATTATAAGCTATTATGATAAACTTAAAATTAAAATTTTAGAAAAATTAAATTAATTCTAAAATTCGATAATTTATATCTTTATACGTTGCCATAGGTCTTAAACAGTGATAATCTGAATATTTTCCTTTTATATTACTTATTAATAAATTATCGCTATTAAAACTACCTCTATTTAATCTATTAAATTTTGTATCACTATCTTTTAATACTACATAATTACTTTCCTTATTTTTCCAATTCATAACATATTTATACAAATCTAATTGGTCTTTATTCCAACCACGCCCCCCATGTTTATTTTCATAATTTATATTTTTATTTACTTCTATTAATCTCTCTTTAATTTCATCTAAATTTGATATACTAAATACTTCTCTCCATGTATCGCTTGATGCTATTTGCCACATCATACATATCTCTTCATTGTATACCCAATCCCGTAAATTTACCCATTTAGTATTAGGTATATCTTCGATGTTTTTACTAAAAAAATCTTTATTCATTGGTATATTATCTATATCTGTTATCATGATACTGTTATAATTTAAAATACAAGGATAAAGCAATCTTATATACTGAGATATATAGGCTGTCGATATACCTTTTATAGGTTCAAATAATATTATATTTTCGCTGTAATTTTTATATTCATCTGGTATTTTATTTGATATTAATATAATTTTTACATCCACATAAGGATATAATTTATTCCAACTTTTAATAAATATATCTATAAAATCTATATATAATTTATTATCATTTACTGCAGTTAATACACATTCTAATTTCATATATATATATCTATATGTATATATATATATGAATACATACGTATATGGGGATAAAATATGTGAACTAACTAATATACAATTTTTTCCTAGAGAATACTACGATAATTATATATCTAAATATAATATTGCTAACAATATTGTTTATATGCATCAAGTAAATAAAAACAAATTTATTGATTTAAAAAACCCAATAATAATTACAAAAGTTGAATATCTTGATTCTATATATGATATTATTAACAATCTTAAAACACCATTTATTTTGATTACACATTATGGTGGTCATAATGCGGGTAATCATAGAATAAAGGAACACCCTTTATTAATTAAATGGTATGGACAAAATATGTCTGTAATATCTCATAAAACTGAAGCTATTCCATTAGGATTGGAAAATCCTCATTGGAAAAGAACAGACATAGATTTTATTAATAAAAATAAAAATAATGATAAAACTGAATTATTATATATTAATTTATCAACTAATACTCATAATTCAAGACCCGGAACTATAAATGCACTTAAAAAAAAATTTACTATTAATAAAAAAGTTGATTGGTATACATACATTAAGGAACTATCAAGGCATAAATTCTGTATATCACCTAGAGGTTCCGGCGTTGATTGTCACAGAACATGGGAATGTTTGTATCTTGGTGTCATACCTATTGTAGAAAAAAGCGTGCAAATGAATTATTTCCAGGATTTACCTATATTATTTGTTGATAATTATAATAATATCGATGTTGAATTTCTAAATAAAATGTATGATTTTTTTACAAATAAAAGTTTTAATCTAGATAAATTAAATATTAATTATTGGAAAACTAAAATCGATGATGAATTTAATAATCAAAATATTATTTAATTATAAACAAATCTACTATTATGATCTCCAACCGATGCATAAAAAAAATATGCATCATCTTCTAAATACACACTATTCGTATGATCCAAACACCTTTTCCAACAATCATAATCCTCCTTTCCATTTGGCAAATTCTTCATATAACCTATTTTACTTAATATGCTTTTCTTAACCACTACACTCGACGTTATAATGCAATTGTGTATATTTATAAAATTTTTATCCCATATTTCCGGAAAACCCTTGCTTATATCTATACCATTTGGTTTATATCGATGATCGCGCAAATAATTGAAATGCTCCTCTCTATTATATCTTTTATATCTCTTGTTTTCATTATAGCGTTCATTTTTTTTACCTATCAAACCTTCTGTACTACTCATATCACATCCAGTTCTATTCATTGCGGATATTTGTTTTTCTAGTTTAGTTGGAAACCAAATATCATCATCATCTAAAAAAGCTATATATTCACCCTTAGCTTCTTTCATACCCACAGTTCTAACATATCCTGCACTTGCATGTCCAAACCTCGAACTGCTGTTTCTATCTAAATGTATCACTTTTAATTTGTCGCCATATTTATCTTTAAAATCAAAACTATAATATTCTTCTTGTTTTGATTTATCATTAACAACTATTATTTCAAAATCTTGCATTGTTTGCTTCATTACAGAATCTATAGCTTCTATTAAACAATTAAATCTGTTGTATGTAGATATTATTACGGATACCTTCACCATTACTGTACTTATTTAAATAGTTATTAAGTAAAAATACTATTATATATCCAACTACCCATAACAACGAAATTAAATAAGCCTTTTTACTTCTATTTACAGGCCAGTATGCTAATATTAATAGTTTAATAAAAATTATACACATATTAAAAATTACTCTATCATGGTAACTAAAATTAAATGGTATTGTTTTAACATATTCTTCTTGTTTTTTATCCCAATCTGGATATAGTAATCCTACTATCACGCTTACTATTCCTAATACACTTGTAGTAACCATAAATGGATAAAAATAGCTTGCTTTTTTCTTATTTATGCACAATAAAACCACTAAAAATATAGAATAATAGGATATAGGAAATATTTTCATATAAATATAATGGATAATATTAATAAAAATTATACTGTCTTTATTAATTGTAGTCCAAGAGATACTGACGACAAGGAAATTGGACTTAACCAAATTATTAACTGCATCAAATCCATCAAGAAAGAACTTAAATTTGATGACGTCATGATTTATGTTATTTTTGACGGCGTTGCAAATAGACCGCCTAACTTCACCGAGCAACACAAAATAAACTATAATCTAAAAAAAACTAAGATAAAAGAAGATCCTTATATTGTTAATGATAAATTTATTAAAATAATAGAATTTGATGAATGGTTACATCAAGCCAATTCTTTGAAAAAAGTTATGACCGAACATTGCAATACACCGATTATTTTATCCTTACAAGAAGATACTTTAATTTTAAACGGAGACGGTATTAATATGTCATTAATCACAGATAAATTGTTAAACGATGAAAACGTTGAATATATCAAATTGTACATACATCATGATATAACAGTACTACCCGGGCAGGAAAGGGCAGGTAGATCTAAACCCGGTGATTATCGTCCAGAATGTTTGCCGGGAACACCACATCCTAGCACAAATTTACTACATAAAACCAGAGAGTGGTCCGATAGACCACACTTTGCTACATTAGAACACTACAATAAACGAGTATGGCCTAAAATTCAACCACATTTTCGTTGCACTATGGAACAGGAAGTAAAATTTGGTTCGCTACGAATGGGCCAAGAATGGAATTTATGGATATATGGTGAGCGGTTCAAGATGTGTCATGAATGCGATATCGCCTATACCGGTAGTGGTTTAGGTTCGGCATTCAACAAAAAAGGAACACATAGAAATTAAATTATAAATTATATAAATAATAGTTGCTTTTTATTTATATAATGAAGTATTGTTTAATTAAACAGGATGTTTATCAAGATTTGTATGTTTCAAGCAATGATACCTCTCCTTCAGATATCTTATTTTCTTCTATGATGAGGGTTGGACCATTCGGTTTAATCAACGACTTGTCCGCCGATTTTTTTATTATTAAAGAAGAAAACACCGAAGAATGTCAGATATATAACCATTTCTTAAGAGGATTCGGCGGTAATTATAAACTACTTAAAACACAACCATTAAATTCTATACCCGGCAATGAATTTTTCGAACCTGGAACCGATAAAGCCAATGGGTTTTTCTCTGTAAACGCAGAAGACATTAACTGGTCAGTATATGATATTGTTATTTCTATAAATTTTGCGCTTCCAACCAACATAATTAAATTACATAAAAATACACTATGGTGCTATTTAATAGGAGAAAATAATAGACATTTACTTGATGACCCTAAATACGGGTATGATATAGCGTTGAATCAAGATGTTACTGATCAAGAGCCTAATTTAAATAATAATGTAGTCCTATTTCCCTACACGTTTTTGAATGACAATACCTTATATAATGTTATTAATAACTATCTAAGAATGGATAAAAAAGGTGGTGTTTTCGTAGAAATTAATTCGTGTAGAGGAAGACCTGTAACATCTTATCCAGATCTTTTTGACAAAATTTCCGATAAATTTAAATTGCCTGTCTTGACACATAAACAAAACATAAAAGAAAATCTCATAAATCTATACAATGCAAAATACTTTGTAAAACATGGGGGAAGGGACATACGCGGTAATTCTGTTATAGAAGCCATATCATCTAGTACCCTTGTTTTAATGGGACCAAGAAGCTGTGGATATGGTTTTCTAATAGGGGATGATTGTCGTGCTACATCCGAAGAAGAAATTATGCAAAAAATCGAATATTTCGAAAATAACCCAGAAAAATACACAGAAGCAATGAGTATACAAAAACGATTACTTAAAAAACATTGTTTCAATAAACCACTTGAGCATATTGAAAATAAATGGATTAATAAAGCTAATAAAGCCGTAGTATTCGTTGCCAATTTGCCATATTTCGGCAATTTCATAACTACGCTTATACAATTACATGATGTGGGAAAATATCAGGGTCCTGTAGTGCTTATTGCCGGGGATGATTTATACAATACGGATCATCTTAATAACAATCCTAATATAAAGAAATACAATGTTACCGTAATAAATTTTAAGAACATTGAAAAAACACTTAACGAAGAAACTAAAAATAAGATAGTTGAATACTATGGAGGAATAGGTAAAAAAAACTACAATTGGGGCTTTGGCTGCTTCAATAAGTTTTATCTATTCAATAAATATTTTAAACAATTCAAATATATATTATATTTGGATACGGGTGTAAAGATTTACAGACCTATTTGGGATATGTTTTTGTTAGCCAAAAAAGACAAGATACTCGCACATCATGATGATTTTCCAAAGTATCACTGGTCTTTATCCGACAAATTTCGCAATATCGAACCTTATATATCTAATCTCTCAAAAGAATTCGATATTAAAACTAAACACTATTTCCAAACAACTATAATGTTATATGATACCTCTATCATCAATGACGATACATTCGATAACATTATAAAGTTAGTAGAGAAATACCCCATGTCTCAAAATGGTGACCAAGAGTACATATCCTTATATTTTCATCAAGTTACTAAACAAATGGAGCAGATAACTATCAAAAAAAACGACAATTACTATTATTATGATTACTATCAACGATATGGCGTTAACAAGTATTGTATGACCAAAATTTAATCATTATACCCTTTGTAATGCAATAAAAGTATGTTGTAGTAATCATATTCTAACGCTTCCCTGTAATGTATATGATCTCTACCGTTAAATATCATTAATCCATTCGCACCGCAATCACACGCTACACAATTCGCTTTATCGGGTTTGACACTATATCTACCTTTGCCTTTTATCGGTTGCTTCTCTTTGTCAAAATATATAGGCCAAGAGACGCCGTCTGGTTTGTCGACAATAAATGATACGGTGTACTCACAATCGGGTCTGTCTGTATGCGGAGGAAGGTCAGCGTCTTTGGTGTATGCAGAAAGATAACTGTATGTGGGTTTTAATCGTTTACCTATTATTTTTTCGATTAAAGGCAGTATCTCATAATGTAAGAATCTTGAAAAGGCTTCGTTGTTGGATTTATATCTGTTTGACTGATTGTCTCCCAATACAAAATACCCATTCTTGATGCTTTCTCTATAGTAATCTTTGAAAACATCAATAGCCGAATCTTCCAATACATTATTTACTATCACCGGATTAAACTCACTAAATTCATATGAACTATCCAAATTTTCCTTACGCAATATCCCCTCGCTGTAGTTCTCTTTTTCAAGTATTAGTCTTTTAACATAATTACACAGATGTTCGTAAGGCATGTTCATTAATGCTATTTTGAAACTTCTATATTCTCTCCAACCTGGACTAATCTGATTGTTTTTAAATAAATTTAAAACGGTATTATATGTGTCCATATAATTCTCGTTATTTCTAACTATAGGCACCGGAGGAGCGGGTTTTTTGGTTTTATCCCTAATATATACGTGCATAACCACAGACTCATCTTCTTCTTTGTTTATTATAGACTTAATCAAATTAGAATTTCTAGTATAACCATTGTTTAATACATTGTTATAAAATATAGCATCACCTTCATTTAAAAGATCGTTTAATCCTAATCTACTGAACCCATATTCCAATGTATTTTTAATAATTATTGAAAAGGTTGCTACACGTTGACCTAATCTCTCCGTATACTTTTTCCCTGTATCGCTATTCAAATCATAGGCATCATAATGTTCTCTGTGTATGCATTTACCGGCATATCTAACCACATTGAAATTTTCAATATTAACAAGTTCGGTTTTAAGAATACTCTTTACTGTATTGGTTAAATTAGGAAATAATTCTTTTTTTATCCAACAAGCCGACCGCTCTTTACTTTCATCAAAATTACATTTTGATAATAAACTATTTTTATCGTCATCGCTCAAAAACTTCCTAATTTTATATACTCCATTTTTGTTATCAATAGGGTTAATGTCCGACAAATCCAAACACAGACTTATGTCATTTATTTCCACGTTATCATTAAGAATTTCATAATACTTTGGATTAAAATCTCTATACAACATATTTCTCGAACATTCTCTAAACCACAGGTTAAACGCGTATTTATAACCTTTAATAACGGGCATACCGGCATGTTCAGCCAAATAATGTCTTATGTTTGTATTTTCTTGAACATTCCAAAAAACCAACAGTTTACCTTTTTTTGCACTTATGTCTACATTTGCTTTGGTTAATCTTGTACCTCCACCCTCTTCTACGTCATTTAAATAACATAAAGCAGTCGCCATTCTTTGTCCTCCATATTTTAAACATCTCAGCGTTTTCTCACTCCCATCATGGTCAAAACAATCGTAATGTTGGCGATATTCTTGGCTAACGTCATAATAAACGATTTGATATGCTTCTGCATTCTCTAAAGGAATACCAACTATATTCGCAATTCTTTCGCCTACATTCTTAGTAATTTGATCTTTATTATGCATTATCCAATAATTGGAGCCTGTTCGTCCAGTAGACTGTACACCTTTAGAGTTGTCACTTACTAAAGCCCTTTTCAAATTTCCCTTTGATAATTCTATAAAATGGTTACACTCTTCATCAGAAAGTACATCATCTATTGTATAAGCTAATGGTGAATTTAATAAAACTTTTCTAGAATAGCATGGTTTAGTATCTGCAATATGTGTAATCTTTTCTTCGACAGACGTACTTTTAATAGAAAGATTTCCTATATAATCCGGAATAAACTCCATTTAATTTAAATATCAATATTAGTATTTAAATTAATTATACACTTCTTCTTTTTTTGGCGGTTCTTGATCTACTTCTACCCATGGACTTTGTTTGACCTCTTAAGAATTTTTTTGGACCCCATTTACCTTTTGTCGCTAAGGTAAATCCGGCTTTGCGAAAACGCGAACCCTTCTCCGTCTTCATTTTATTGTGTTTTGATTTTGATACAATTCTGCCTCTGTTATTTTTGACTAAATCAGATTTGACTAAACCTCCCGATGTTTTATACGCAGTTTCATGCCAGACAGCGGCTCTGCTTCCTTTAAGAACTTTGTAAGTTTTACCTTTAACGTGGTACATACCATCCGAATGTTTGCTTGCTCTTTTAACCATTATAATATTTAAACAGAAAAAAAAATTTATTTTGGAATCATAACTTCTTTTATTAAATCTGCTTTATATTTATTATCATCTAAATCTTGATACACCTTTTTGGATATTTCAGCATACTCTTCTACTAATACATCATTATTCATCCAATTTGGATTGTCTGACTCCCAATCATTCATCAATTTTATGTATTTATGTTGCAAATTCTTATCGCCTTTATTCAATAAATCGTTGACAAATTGCTCTTCATTTTCCCATTCCGCCTCATTCTTTATACATAATTTTTTGCGCTTTGAATCAACGCAGTGTATAGGTCGTTTATATATTCCTAATTCATTGATTTTATTACATATTATGTCGGTAATACCTTTGGTTATATTCGAATTCTTCAATTCTTTTAAACAATTCAAATCTAACTCTATAGAGTTTATAAATTCATTCCAATTAATAGCATCCTTACAGTCTTCGTTCAAAAAAACCTGCAAATTAAACTGATTGTTATTCGTGGTATTATTATTTCCTACTTTCGGAATCAATTCCATGATCTGTTTGTCTTTCTCATCCATTTTTTTTAATAAATCTTTTATTAACTGGTCGTTACTTTTAACAGTTTCTTTTTTTATAAACGTGCAAATATTTTTGTGACGATATAATCCAGAATTATACCTGTAAACTTTGCCACATTCACAAACATATTCACTGCATACTTCCTGTTGTCCCTTTTTTGGAAAAAGGGACAAAAAAGTATCATTTTGTATCATTTTTATACCATTTGTCCTTTTTTGGTGTTTTAGGGTTGAGAGATGTCTTTCAAATTTATTTTTATGTGACGTATTATAGTCACAACATTCACAATAAAAATTTTTTGTCCCTTTTTTGTCCTTTTTGTCCCTTTTTGTATCCATTATATACCATTGAGAAAATATTTTTAAATCTTGAAAAAAATTTATAAAAAAATTTATGGTAACAAAATTTTAATGTTAAAAATCAAAAACAGAGCATTATGCTCTGAGGCGAAAATTCCCAAATTTTTCACAATCCTTGTCAGGAAAATCCCAAAATGGACAAAAATATTTGTCCAAATTGAAAATTTTTACTTTCAATTATAAAAACTTGGAAATCCGCATGAGACTGACTTAATAGAATTTCTTA